GGTATTAAATTAAATTATCAAGAATTAGAGGAAATAAACTTTGCTTTATCTGACAGATTTAATAAATTGAAAGAAAAATCTGCTAATATCAAATATCTTAAGTTTTTAAAAAATCTTATAATTAAAGTACGAAAAAAGATCGATATTTACTAAAAAAGGTGGCAGGATACCTGCCACCTTTTTTGTTTCCATTTATCAAATATAAATCAGATGATAAAGGTGCCACCAGCACCGTTTGGAATGTCTGTGAGACCTTGGAAGGTGTCATTGAAAGCTGCGCCGTCAGCGATTTCCCAAACCATGCGCTGCTGTAGGTTGGAAGCATTTACAACTTCGATGTAACCAGTGCGCTGTAGTGAAACGCCATTTAGGACGCTAGTGTCAAGTGAACCCTCTGAACCAAGGTTACGGTCAGCTGGGGTCAGCTTTAGTGTGTAACTTGCCATGTAGATATCTCCTTTTCTTAAGACATGCATGCCGTTAGGCATATTTATTTATGCAACTGAAATCAAAATTTACTCGTCAACAGCACAGTACAAAAGCCGTTATATACAGAAACGCCCATGAAAACATAGCTGTCGCTTAGTAACATATTTCTATATATTGTGGTCGATAATATCTTTCTTACAATTGATTCAGTATCAGTAAAACTTTGTACTACTATCATATATTGATTGGTAGCTTTTACGCCCTCTTTTAAAAGTCCAAATTGTAAAGAAAACCCATTGAGGGTAGAAATTATTTTGTTTTTTTTGCACATTTCAGCGGAGTGCTTGCACGCAATTTCTTTTAGTTTAACAGACAAACCATATTTTAATAAGTGGTTGCGTAACCTGAAATGGTTGATTGCTTGTTCTACAAAAAAGCCAGCAGTAGCATTGTTAGGATCGGGTGTTGGCAGAACATCGTTGTTAGAATTTACTAGTTTTTTTAATGCAAAAAGAAGATTTGTAACAAATAATTTTAGTTTTTGAAACATGTTCAAACCTCCAGTAATATTGCATAAATTATATTTATTGATATTTTTATTTATTTAGTTTAAAATGTCCTTCTTCATTTATCGAATAATGCATGCAATATTTGAATGGAATTCGCACAAAATCTTCAAGTGTAATATTACCCTCATAATAACAGTGTTTTCTCACTCGATGACATTCGTGAATTGGCATAATAAAGTTTTCGGACGATCTTACTGCACCCCATTTGCTTGATTGCCCTAAATATTGGTCCCCACAATCATCACTTGCATTCTGCATGTGTCTCATTGGTATAAGCAGAAATTCTTGGCAATCTTCTTTAGCCATGAAGAAAAATCCTTGGCTATTTGTATTGAATGAATATTTTATTTTTCTAGCCGGTATATCAATTCCATTAAAAATATATGACCAGTTTTTATCACTCTTTACTTCAATCTCAATAAAAATAGTTTTATTAAGTTTTTTAAAATCAACACGCATATCAGGATTTTCAAAAAGTCTTATACCATTTTCATTAAGATCGTTTTCATATATTTTCCCGCCCTGATTCTCAAAAAATTTAGCAGCAAGATCTTTGCCTAATTGATCGTATTTTGAATTTCTTTGAATATTGAACTTACCATGAATCATTCCATTTTTAATATAAGTGCTCATTTAATTTTTCCTATGGCTTCACTATTTTATTTGCAGTCATCAATCTTGTCAACTTATTATGGGGGTTCAAAATGGCTAAAGGCGTGAAAGGCACAACAATTAAGGCAAAGAGAATTGCAGATATGCAAAGCGTAGTCAATCAGCTTGCACATCCAGCTGCTGCTGCAAAGTACAATCATGTGAGAGTTCAACTTGAAGATGGCAAAGAAGTTCATATGCTCTTTACTGACTCAGAAGTAAAAAAGGCACTTGAAAGGGCAAAGAAAAATCCAGAAGACTGCCCCAAGACATCTTTGTTCCGTGATCTGTTCGATTGAAAATTTTTTCAAAAAGCGTATTATGAAGTCGGGCTCTAAGGTCCGACTTTTTTTTGGAGTATTGAATGACAAGGACTGTTAAAAAAGGCGATAAAAGTGTAGAAGTAGATCTGGGTGGATCATGGAAGATATTTGACAATAACAATATTAACAAAACTTTTGTTGTGTACCACGGTGTAATTTTCCGCACCAAGGACAGAGTCTTTTGGGTAGAAACGGATCAAGGCGGTTTTATTGTTGATCCTGCTGTTGATAATTTAAAACCATGGGCCGAATTAGCAGGCATGGAGGAATCACAATTATCTAATATTTTGCGGGATCCTAAAGATGTATACGCTTGTAGAAAGATTTAAATCATTTGGTCGGGGGAACGAATCCAGCATATCTGTAATCTACGCCACCGCCGGGAAGTATTTTTGTTGATGTATTAAGCGGATCTGGAATCATTCCTTTAACTCCAGCTTTAATGTTTGCTATCCTCAGGGCATCAACTTTAGCTTTCAAAGCATCGGCGGCAGTTCCCGCTGGTGCCGATGCAGCAGTGGTAGCAGGCGCTTGCGGCGCAGCGGGTGATATATCAGGTTTGTTTGCAACGGTAGCAGCAGGAGCAGCAGGCGCAGCAGGCGCACTTGCAGTAGCTGCTGTAGTTGCTGGTTCGTTTCCACTAATATCCATTTGATTAGCCGCTGCTAACTCTTTAGGAAATGGATCAGTTGGTGTGGACTGGCCAGCCATCGTCTTGTAGAAGTTGCCAGTAAAATCTGGAGGTAAAGATCTATCAGCCGCTCCAATTACAGCATCCGAAGCTCCTTGCGCCTTTAGATTTTGTAAAATAGCTTCTTTACCCTGTGCATATACATCGACAGGTACTGCTACGGTGCCTGTAGGTATTCCTAATTTTGCTTGTTCTTCGCCTCCAATACTGATGTATTTAAGATCCTTTGCAACGCCAGTCGCAATATCTTTATCAACATCATGCGAGAGTTTGACGCTTAAGTTGTTTACTTCTTCTTCTGGAATTGCACCGGTTTGTTCAGCTGCCCCCTGAACAGTTTGCATGGCGCTATCAATTACTGAATTAGTAAGCTTGGTAACACCTGAACCAATCATATATCCAAGAGCCATTAAAAATGCTGTTTTTGCAATACTTGCTTTATTAGCTCTTGCCCAAGTAGCAATATCTTTAATTCCACCTTTAATAACATTGAGTGCTTTGCCGCCAATTGTCTTAACTGCTCCTGCTAAATATCCAGCACCCTTGCCAGCCATGCTGCCTAGCCAGTTGAGAGCCCTGCTTATTTCTTCAAGCTTTTCATAATCTGCTTCTTGAACCCAGACTCTGAATGATTTGTTTTCAATCAGACCAAGTTCGCATCCTTCCTTGTAGATCGAATAGTTGTCAAAATCTAAGGAGAATTTCCATTCTTTTGCGAAACCCGGCAATTCTTCTGGCTCTCTGACTTTTTTGGGTCCAAATGCAGCGTCCCATCCCTTGCCAGCAGCCTGTACTACGGGATTTACAAACATTTTTCTTGTGAAGTACATCAAAACGCCCATTGGTATGGCGGCTGGCCCACCAACTATGCCACTTGCTAGGACTGCCATAGCCAAGGGGGGAGAAATCCCTGTCATTTGGCTTGCTTTCCCCATGAAAGATTTAGCTTTTTGCAAAGCAGGCAACACGGTACCTTTGAACTTTTCGTATTCTGGATTTATTTTGGTTGCATCTCCACCTGTGGGATCCACCTTTTTAGCATCCCATTTTTGGTATCCCTGAGAAAATCCCGATTTGACATTTTGAATGAAGTCTTTGAGACCCTCATCAAGATTGTGAGGGTCTGTATTGACATAATCACGAAAAGAAAGGTTTAAAGTGTTCATCTGCGGAAAATTGGTCCTATTCTGCGGAATGGGTGGGTAAGATTGTAAAGTCTTGGGAACCTTGGCTGCACTGGTTCCTGATAATATTGCTGTGCTGGAACTTCAACTGGGGGAGGTACTTCGGCTGCCAATCTTGCCTGAGCAGCAGCATCTAGTTCTCCAAGTTTGTCCATAACGGCTTTATAAGCCCCCATGCCCTTTTCTTTGGCTGCTGTCAGAAGTCCTGCTAGCTGGTCCTTCATAGCGGCAGTTCTAAGGACGGTGTCTGTTGTTAGAGGGTTTCCAGCTTTATCGAGAATGTTTCCATCTGCGTCCATGGCCATGCCTCCACCTTTGACCACGGTGTCACCCGTTACGTAAAGAGGTTCTCCAGCATCGCCTTTATAAACACCTGTATCGCTGTCAAATGACATGCCAGCAGTTTTAGCTACGCTTTGAATGTCGGCTTCTGGAATTTGGCCTGAGTTTTGGCCGACTGTTTGCAGAACATCATAGGCCTGAGTGAAAACCGCATTACTCAAACGAGTAATTCCCTGTCCCATGAGCAAGCCTAAAGCCATAAGGAAAACCGCTTTGGCTATTGCAACTTTATTTTGCATAGCCCATGAAATCAAAGAAGGCAAACCTTTAAATATAGCGTTGTAGGCTTTCTTAGCACCAGACTTAAGCATGCCCATGACATGCCCTGCACCGGCTCCGAGTTTGCGCATTAGCCAGTCTAGTCTTGCGCCTTCACTCACTAGAAGTTCAAGGTCTGGATTGGCAATCCACTCTTGAAAAGTGCAAGTAATTAGATTTTCTTCTTTCAAGGTCTTGTAAACCATAAAATTGTCATAATCTAAAGCAAAAGTCCAATTTTCGAGAATAAATGATTCTTTTACTGGCCCTTTTTCTTCTGGTTTATCTTCGGGCTTTTCCGTGATCTTCTTGTCAACCTTTTTAAGAGCTTCAACGCCCTTGTCAAAGCCATGTCCTGCAAGAGCTAGAACAGGATTCATAAGTGCACGGCGAGTGAAGTACATAATTGCAGCCATAGGAATGGCAGTTGGACCACCAGCTATGCCACCTGCAACCAAGGCAATTGCCAAAGGCATGGAAAGGCCTGTTTTGCTTTTGAATTGGCCGTAGGCTTCTCTTGCCTTGTTGATGGCGCTGAAAGCCTTTTCCTTGTACTTAGCATAGGTCTCTTCAGACGCAGCATCTTTTTTGCCGTCCCAAGACTGCAAAGCGCCACTGAAGCCTTGCTTTAGGCTCTGCCAAGCACCGGCTTCGTTTAAGTCTGATTCCTGCAACGCTAAGAAGTTGCTGAAACTAAAGTCTTTATTTAAAGATTCTTTAACCAATTTTATATCAGAGCTTTCAAGACTGTTTGGAAAATTAATTACGTTTGACATGTTTCCTCTTAATTTTTCCTATCGTGTGCTGTTTTGTATAAATCACCGCCGGAAACTTATGAAACAACTTCATACCATCTCCGGAAGAGAAAATGTTTTATTTATATATGTTTCAAAAAACAATTTATATGAATCTGAGAGCAGTGTCTGTTGCTTTGTCATATTCAAAGATGAGTTGCGTAAGGGGACTGGCCATCATTCCTTGTTTTTCATTACCTACTACTGAGATAGGAATATTAGTTGGCAAAGATGAATTCGTGAAAAACTTAGTAAAAACATTTCCAAATAAAATAAGAGGATAAAACCAAGAAGGCACAATATCCTTAACCAGATATGCTCCTCCGAGATCTAAGCCGCATTTGCCGTAAATTGTTTTTACGGCTTCAGTGCAATAAAAAGAATCGGGATCGTTGAAGTTGAAGTCGTAGCTGGGGTCTAATTCTAAGAACGCTTGGATGCCTTTTCTAATACAATCTTCAGAGTCTTGTGTTTTATCTTTTAACCGATATACACAAAAGTCAGTCATGTACCAGTTGTCAAACCAATCAATTACCCTAAGCTTTCTGGTGCCCCAGTCGGATACGTCGATTGCGTAAGTTTCTCCATCTTCTACCAGAATTAGGGTTGCATGAGAGTATGGAGACTTTGTAAAGGTCTGAATAAGCTTTCCAAAAGGAATTCCTAATGGACCACTCACATCGGATGCGTTATAGACAATATCTCCGGTTTCCAATGGTATTCTATTGAGTTGTTCTACAATTTCTTTTCGTCTTTGATAAAGAGGTCCGGGTTTAAACATATGATGTCCTATAGATAATATATCATAAGTTAGTGGTGATTAAATGAATTTTAGCCAATGGTTTTATGAAAGTTTGTTAGACAATGTAGCTAGAAGCTATGATCGTTATGGTTTTGATTCATCATTGTCTTTTAAACACATCATGGATTTTGTTACAAAATATTTAAAAAACAATCCTGATGCGAAGGTGCTGGATTTCGGTGCTGGAAAGAAACCTTTTTTAGCAAAACACTTTAAAAAAATGGGATTTGCGATTGATGCGCATGAATTACCACAAAATAATAGTGAAGAACATGATGATGTAGCAGGTGAAAAATATGATCTTGTTGTAGCTTCAAACGTCCTAAATGTACAACAAACGCTGAGCAATCTAAGAAAAACGCTGAATCAAATTTTCAAGTTTACTACAGACAACGGCATGCTTTTCGCAACCGTTCCCGATCAACCAAACGAAAATTTATTTACCATCGCCAAATTGAAAGATGAAATGCTTAAAAAATTTGCTAAAGTTGTTTGCATTAAGATTAAAACCGGAACTTTGATGCAGGCATATAAAACCCATGACTAGACATGAAGAGTTTTTGTTTATAGTTTTATTAATTATGGTTGTTGTGATAGGGCCATTGATGTATCTGGCTTTTTGTAAAAAATTTTTGGATTAGTAAAATTTTTTGATTATAATTTGATATCAAAATTCGAGTTCCTCATTATGAAAAAAATAAATATTCTTTATATTCCTGTATCTGGTGAAATAAAATTGATGGAAGCAGAGGACTCTTCACGCTTTAAAGAAAATGTGATAGGCGGTAATCCAGAATATCTTCGTTTTACCCCAGATGACAACATGTTGATGGTAGTGAATGAAGGCGCAAAATTAAGAAAAGAAGGTTTGAACATTCGAGCAAGCTGTATTGCGAATACTTGGTCACGACAAAATGTTTCGTGGTCAAGCAGTAAAACAATTTATGGTGATGCATTTATTGAAGGATGTCAACTTGGGATAAATAGCAAAACAATAGAAAGTTGTAGCGTACCCATAAAGGAACTTGAAGCCTTAATAGATTATTGCAATAAAGCTGAGTCATGGTGGGATTTTGCTCAAAAGAATATTGTTAACTCAACAATTTTTCAGTGGTTTACAGCAGCAACACAATATTTTGATGATGGTCAATTCAAGTTTTAGTTGACTGATAATTTTTCTGGTGTACAAAGAAATTGTCCAGCGCAGGACTTTGGAAACTTGGTACCTATGCGCTTTAAGGTACCATCTCACGGAGGAAGTTCTATGCGTAAGATGGTGCTCGCTTTTGCTCTCGTTGTTGCTTTTGCGTCAACTACTTTTGCCGGACCATTTGGTTTGTTTAGTCGGCGCACCTACAACAACGGTGGCAACAACACCACCTATGCTAACAATGATGGTGCCCGTTTTCCTGTCGCTAATGCCTTTTTAGGATCGGCACAAGGCGTAGCAAACCATCTTGCTTCTCTTGGCAGAGGAGTTTTTCACATGGGTGGTAATCCTTATGCTTACGAGGGCGTAGGCATGGGGGTAACTCCCGATCAAGCTTTGCGTGCATGTTGTAATAATGGTGGAGTTGTTGCTGATTATGGTGTGTGCCAAGGGGCAAACGGCATGTGGTATGCTTGCAAAAGATATCACGGTCGGTAAAATATATTAATTGAAATAACGAGCAGCAATCCTATATGGCGGGCCACATGGTGTGGGGGGTTGCTGCTCGTTTTTTTGTAGCGAAAGAAAATTTTCACAAAGGATGAATGTGTTTTTACGTATGGCATGATTTGGAGGAAGAGCAATGGATTGCATTCGAGTCAATAACATGCAAGGCGTGTATAGTTTTTCTTCCGATACGGTGGAAGATTGGGAAAAAGTTATAAACGATGCTGATAGGTATGAACATTTAGAATCACTGAAAGGCTGGGATCCTTACACTGAATGTTATAAAGTTTATTTTAATGGTGATATAAATTATTATTTTGTTGCTATGCCGAGGTGGTGAATTATGAAAGATGTTTTAGCAGAACTTGTTGAAAATGAAAATTTTGATGGAGCGGCTGAACATTGTCTCCGGAACGAAAACAGTGAATATACTGTTATCGCACAGAAAAGAGTTGTTAATTTTTGCATCAAACAAGGTGCTTCCAAAGAGAACATCTCAAATGTAATTACAGAATTGTTGCGTAAAAAAGAATTTAAAAAAGCTGAACCGTTTATGGATTTTGTTTCTTCCAATACGCTCTTGGCTGAATCCGTAGAATCTAACTGGCCGGATGGGATCAATTATGCCCTTCGTAAAGGTGCTGATAACTTTGATTTTGCTATTTTTAAGGCAATCCAAAGTGACAACCATAGTCTGGCTGAATTTTTAGCGTATAAAAAGAAAAAGCATTTTGGTCTTTAAGGAGGATACTGTGAGCGAGATTGCGGAATATATTGCTTCCGAAAATTATGAAAGCCTCGTACATACAGTTCTTGGTACTGAATATACTACAAAAGACAGAACAGATATCCTTAAGTATATTCGTAGAAAAAACGCATTCAGCAGGATTGCCACAGAAACTCTCTATAAACTTAGAGTGTCGTGCGGAGATCTGTCGGATGTTACTCGGTACTATGAAAAATCATGCGATGATACATCTAGATCGTTAATTACTGTTGAAGCACAAAATCAATACAGAAATTTAATTGCATTTTGTCCAGCAAGTATGATATTTGATAAAGCAAAAGATTTTTTTATAAAAGATATTGTTTTTGTCAAAGAATTATGCTCAATTCCTTTCAACTCTGGATTACATCCGGGTATTGCGGATTTCGATCTTATACAGAAAATTTTCTGTGAAATAAATCATGTCGATGATCCTTTCATTAAATATAATTTGTTGGAGTACTTTGTTTTGTGTATGATCTATAATTTTTCAGATCATGCTTCAAAGTTTCATCAAATCATGCAAAGTAATTCTGATCTTGAAGCCACATATATTGGAATTTGTTATCGTATTTTTGATAACAGGAGACATTATATCGCTCAGGAATTGAAGATTGCAAAAGATATTTTGCAATCTTATCAGGGCGCTGATGTCTTTTCAGATGAAATGAAAGAAATCGTTTACAACAAAGCCTGCCACAAGCCCAACGACCCTGATAGTATTGAAATTGTCAAATTGATTTTGAATTCTGGCTTTAAGAAAATTACCGCTGGATTCAACCATGCCGTTAGTATTTGGAACGAGGAACTCGTCAAAGTAATTTTGCCGTACAGGCCCAAATTAGACAAAGCTTTAACGCAAACTACTTCCCCGGCTATCAAGTATCTTTTGACGCAAGCTGCTGAGCAAAGAGCCAAGAAAAAGAAAGTTAACTGATTAATTTTATTTTTTCTTGACCTCTAGTTGTCTATTCTGATTTTGGCTGTATCATAATGATGGAAGTGGTGGTCACAGTGACTTGCCTATTTCATCAAAGCTTTATGGAGGATGTCATGGCTAATAGCAAGCAAATCAGTATTAACGGTTCCACCGAAAACAAAAAGAGCACGGGCAACAGCATTTTGTTGCGCTTGTCTCCCCGCATGGCAGAAGAAGTGCGTAATACTGCCAAGCGTGAGGAGCGTACTATTACCACTGTTGTGACTCGTGCTCTCAAGCATTACATCAAATCTGAGTATCAGATCGAGATTCAGGATTCTGAGTGAGTTCTGAAATTTTGCTGACTCTTTAGAGCCTCATGTGATCCATGAGGCTCTTTTTTTTATGTGGCGAAAAGAAAATTTATAGATTGTGCGATGTGCTTATCGTAATTCAATAAGGAGTTAAAAATGCTGTATCTCAAGATTGAGAATCAAGGTGTTTGCCCTGTCGAAGGTTTTACAATATTTGGCGCTTCCAGTAAAAATGAGAACTTTCAAAGAGAAGATATCATCGGTACCTTTGGTTCCGGTGCGAAACACGGAGTTGCTCTGGCTCTTCGTCAGGGGGTCATGCCTGTAATTTATTGCAGCAACACCAAACTGGCTTTTTACACTAAACCCTTGGTTATTAAAGGTGTAAATGGAGAGACGCAGCACCAGAGGCTTTGCGTCAAGGTCTCGGGCAAAACAGATGAAGGCAAGTCTATTAATCAAGACCGTGAGCTTGATCATACGCTTTCATATGGCTGCAAGGATTGGCAAGAATTAGCATTGGCTATTAGAGAATTCATTTCCAACGCAATTGATGCTTGCTACGAGCAAAACTTGTCGCACGAAAATGTGACAGTAGAGTTGGTGGAAGAAAACCAAGTGCGTGCCAAGTCTGGGTTTACAAGAATTTTTGTTCCTGCTTCCATGGAAGTGCAGCGGTTCTACGCAGAAATAGACAAGTGGTTTTTGCATTTCAAGGAGTCAGAAAATCTCAAAAAAGATATTTTGCAAAAAAGACAAAGGAATGCAATAAGTCTTGATGGTGAAAAAACGAGTGCTGCTGTTATCTATCGTAGAGGCGTGCGTGTTCGTGAGTATAAGTCAAGCAGCTTGCCAAGTTTGTTCGATTACAACATCCCAAATCTTGAAATTGATGAATCAAGGACGATTGATGATTTTAAAGCACGATATGAATGCGGCCAAGCCTTGCAGAAAACCAAAGATATTGAAGTCATGACCAAGTTAATTCAAGCCTTATTTAAAAATGAGATGTGCTGGGAGCTCACTCAAGATGACTGGTCCTTGACCAGAAACATTTACCTTCTACCACAGGAAAACAAAGACATGTGGCGCAAGGTATTTCATACTGTTTGTGGAGAAAAAGCGGTTATTACAAGCAAACATTTTGCCAAAAAGATCGAAGAGAAAGGCTGCATACCTGTGGTATGCAGTGACTATCAAGAAGGTATCTATAAATTTTTGCGGGAATTAAATATCCCAAATGACACCGATGTATTAACGGTACACGATAAGAACGATAGGGTGATTGTCCCTTTGACAAACGCTGTTGTCGAAACATTCAATTGCATCTGGCAGTCTCTTGAAGATATCAATATGTTGTTTGGGCGAGACAAGCCTGAGCTTTGCTGCTTCCGGCAAATGAACACCAGCGCCTCAGTCACTATGGGCTTGTGGCATGATAATAAAATTTATGTCAATGTCGATTATGCAGATTCGACTAGCAATGCTTTGTACGACATCGTTTTAGAGGAAATTGCTCATCATGTCACTCAAGCTACAGATGGATCTAGAGAATTCGCAAATTACCTTATTTCAATCACTCGTGAGATGGTGAAAAGAAATAAAACCAGCCGTATCATGTAATTGAAGAATGTTTTTTTTACTTTAACAAAAGGAGAATATGATGCCTCGTCCGAAGTCAGCAGAAGCTATTTACATCGAAAACAAACTTAAATCCAATCCTGATTTACGTTATTTCGATCTAATTCAGTTCGATGATTACAAATACAACATCGAACACAACTTTTTTAATACCGTGAAGTCACGGTATAAGAAAGCTGCGGTAGAATCGAGCATTGGAACTAAAGTTAATTCAACGGTTCCAGACTATGATTATCCTGAAGAAATTCAGAGGCTGATTCCAAGCCCTGATCCATTTTTTGTGCATACACAAGATAATGTGAGTCTTGTTGAAATGGTTCAAAACATGAGCCATGTTAACAATGTCAATATTCGTCTTGTCGGTCCAACTGGATGCGGCAAGACCAGCTTGGCTGTAGAATATGCTGCCAAGAATAATGTTCCAACCATCGTTATGGACTGTGCAAACGTGAGAGAGCCAAGAGATTGGTTTGGGTATCGCAAAATCGATCCGCTGAGCAAGCAGGTTGTCTGGCATGAATCTTTGTTTGTAAAAATGGTTGAAACTCCATTTGCCGTCATTATTCTTGACGAGCTTAATCGTGTTTCCCCCATGGTCATTAATACTTTGATTCCACTGTTAGACCATAGAAGGACTACGTATCTTGAAGAGGCGCAGCGTCAGATTTCTTGCGCAGAAGGAGTCACCTTCTGGGCAAGTATCAACGAAGGCCATCAATACACAGGTACCATTCCTCTTGATGAGGCTATTGCCGATAGATTTGGTTTGGTGGTCGAATGCAAGTTTTTGCCACCTGCTGAAGAAGCAGCTATGCTACATAAGAAGACAGGACTAGACGAAGCTAATTGTAACAAATTGGTAGAGATTGCCAATCAAGTTCGTCTGAAATCGCAAATAGATGCAGGAGATAGCTTTTCCAAGGCAATCAGTACTAGAATGCTGGAGAATGCCGCTAAGGCTTTCAAGGCTGGCGGTCCCAAGACCATGAAGTTCACCTTGGCCAATCATTTTAGTTCTGCTGGTGGAAGCTCAAGCGAAAGGCAAAATATCATTCAACTTCTAGTAGGTAAATTTGGGTCTATCTAAGGAGAAAACCATGGCCAACAGAGATTATGATTCTTTTGAATATGAAGATGACGATGGATACTTTGTAGATAAAGACTACAGAACATCAAATTCTTGGTATACTGCTCCAATTAGATCCACCTCAGAGTACCTGAGAAACTCTTATTGGGGTGATTTTTATAACCAACGATATCAGGAAAGGCAGGATCGTGCCGATACCGAGGAAGCTTTGCATGAAGTTCTTCGTGAACTGAATAAAACAGTCAACCTGACATCGAACAGTTATGATGGCAAAGAAGCTATCATAACTGTAAAATACAGTAATGGTAAGGTTCATAATGATCTTCTTGGGAATGAGCTTTATGTTTCCCCATCGATTATTCTGAACGAAGAACTGAGCATCGTTTCCAAAGATGGAGATTATTACGGCAAGCTTGATGGCTTGCATGGCCAAGCTTTGTTGTCATCTTTTATTAGGAAAAACATTGCTCCCAAAGCCGCACAGTCTTACAAGGATTCCGACAAGTGGGCTGTGCGTAATATTTTTATGACGGATCTTCAGTCCCTCGCAAGCAATGAGGTCTATAGCTCATGGCCCGGTTTTATGAGTTATGTTACTCAACAGCAAATTGTCTTTGGACAAGACAAAAAAAAGATACTTGAAAATATCCAGCACGCAGAAAAGCTTGGTATTATCAAGTTTGATGATTTTGTTGAGTTGCTGGCATATAACCGTTTGGCAGCAGACAGAATTGATTATTCAATATTCAATAAAGATATGCAGCAAATTTTTAACAAAGCTGATGCGATGTTTAATAATATGCTGAATGAAAAAACTCCTAACGAAAAAAGATTTGAGAAGGCTCAAGAGGTTTATGATAAGTTAGTTGAACTTCTTAATCCGGATAACGTGCAGTCCGAAAATGGATCTGCCGTTGCTGTGAATATGGAAAATTCAGAACTCTCTAGGCCTATGACTGGAGACAATAGCTACAATAATCATTCGAATATTGAGGGAGACATTATTTCCGCAACCTTAGATCACAACACCAAGCTGCGAGAATATGACAAACATATCGATGACAGTTTAAACAGCAACATTTTAAGCAAGGAAACAATTCTTACAGATAGAACTTACAAGCTTGTAATTCCTGCTGTAAATCCAGAAACTGTACAAGAATATGAGAAACGCCGTGCTGCAAACAAAAAGATGATTCGTGATATTAAAACGGCATTTCAATTTAAGAATAATATTCCTGTTAATCAAACTTATGGTTTGAGTGCTGGCGAATTAGACGAAAATTCTCTCTACAAGATACACTTGGAGGAATATGAAAAACTTTACCAAAGAAGGGATATGTTCGAAGCAAAAAAATATCATGTGACGATTGCCTTAGATCAAAGTTCTTCTATGTGTGGTAGAATCCGTGAGGCTTCAAGACTTGGCATTATTATTGCCGAAGCCTTAAGGGAAATGCGGAATGTCGAGTTTTCGGTTTATGGGTTCAACACCCATATGATCAACACCATCGTCTACCAAGATAAGAATTATCAAAAGCTGGAAGCATTGTCCGAGGCAAATTCCAGCGGTTCAACAGCACTGGGATATCATATTGCAGCTATTGCAGATAAGGTGCATACGCAGTATCATAACCATGATAAGAAAATAATGTTTGTGATTACGGATGGTGTTCCGACACATGGAAGTACTAATTTGACTGCAATAGAACATACGTCATATAGCGTCAAACTAATAAGGAACATGGGCATAGATGTTTTCGGCATTGGCATCATGAATGCTTTTACTGAAAAAGTAGGCAACGATATTTTTGGCAAAGGAAATTATGCTGTAATACAGGGAATCAAGGAAACTTTGCCCATACTGGTAACCAAATTGAAAAAGTATCTACAAAGAATGATTTAAAATTCGGATGTAGATTCTTTTTCTATCCTGTAATCTAGCCAAGATTGGAAGCTATAGTTTTCAGAAGTGGCCCTCCAAGGTTTGTAAAGCAAACTTGTGGAGGGCTTTCCTCCGGATGCTTTTTGAGCTAAATACAATCTGGCATTCATTTCATAAGGGTCAATCTTTTTGCTACTCACATCTTCTTGAGGACATTTATTAGCTGGAACAAAACCTCGTAGTTCTGGATATTTTTGCATATCCTTATGACAAAGAACAGATAAAGCTGCATTATAGATGTTAGATGTCGGAGTTGAACTATGCAAAACGCCTCTTAACTGTTTTAAATTTTCTACTGAAAAATCATAACCTCCGATTTTGTAAGAAGCAGCATATGCAGTAGCCGTTTTTCTTGGCATAGGCATTATATCCAATTCTTCTTCAGGGGATGCTGGTGGTGCTCCTGCTGCATCCACAAACAGTCTCGGCGCACCTCCAAATGGAACTAAAATCCATTCTTTCATGGGGAATCGCCTGCCAAAATTACGATTGACATCTCTTATGAATTCTGGGTTGTTTATTAAATCTCTGAATCTAGGATGTGATTCGGGTTGCCATAAAGATATTACCAAATCTTTTTTATATTCGCCAAATCTACCAGCTATAGCTGAACCATATTTTATGGATTTTTTTCTTGATCCTAGCACTGTCCTAAATTCTTTGGGATCAATCTTCATTTCCTCAAGCTTGCGGTCAAGCCAAGGCTTGTCTGTATCTCTTGGAGTGTAGTTCAAAAAGTCTTCGATCTTGAAAGATGCTATGACTCCTAGTGCAGCTGGAAATACATCATAAAAAACTTCTTTTTTAAGTAGCAAATCATCATGTGTGTCAGGATATGGAGTGCCGTGATAAGCTTTATTGAAAAAAAATGTGATAGCAGGATTGATCTCATCATGCTCATTGTATATTTTGTCAGGATCTACATCTTTAAAAGCTTCTAAGTTGTACTGCATTTTTCACCTATATCTTATTTAATTTTTTCGGTAGAATTTTTTTCCTCGGAGCGTATAAAAATTAGTCAATTTAACTAAAAGGAGTTTTTAAATGAGCAAGTATATGATTATTGATACCGAAACAACTGGTTTGGACCACAATATTCACGGTATTATTACCCTTTCAGCCATAGTTTTTGAAGATACCGAAATTGTATCTGGATGGAATGGTGTAAACAAAGACTGGTCTTCAAAATTCAAGATTGATTTGTCTGCTCTTAAAGTAAATGGCTTCATGGTTGACAGGTCTAATACTTATTTTGGAAATATTTTTGAATTTAACAAAAAGGTAAATTATTTGAATTTTATTAATTATCGTAGCTTTGTGTACAGTTTTGTGGATTACATGCTAAGTGAATGCCCTAGCTGCGACTATTTAGTGGGTATGAACCTTCAATTTGACCTTGGCTTTATTCAGAAGGCTTTGAATGAGTTCGATATTAATGCTAACGGATTTTTGCCAAGAAAGCATATTGATCCAAGGATTATTGCTTGCGCCCTTCAAGATTGCAATAATCTGCCCAAACCTATGAAATATATTAACAGCGAGTCTCTCTACGAGGCTTATCAAATTGAAGCTCCAAAAGCTCTTCATGCTTCGGATACGGATGTTTATATGACCCACAAACTCTGGTTGGAAATGAAAAAAACTTTCTCTTCTAAAGCATGAGAAACACTAAAGCAAAATTCGTGTTCAATACAATGGTTTCAAATGAAAGCCATTGTATTGAACGCATGCTTAATTCTGTATATAAATATATAGATTATTGGGTCATTCAAGATAACGGTTCCACCGATGGAACCCAAGGTATAATCAATAATTTTTTTAAGGAAAAAGGCATACCCGGATTTCTATACGAAATTCCATGGTCGGGTTGCATGGGACAAAATAGAGACCACACAGTACAAACCTGCCTGAAAGCTGACCACAATTGTGATTGGATTCTCCGAGTCGATGCTGATGAAATTCTTGAAATAGATCATGATTTTGATTGGTCGGTATTTGACAACACAGACATCCAAAGTTTTAATGTCTTTGCAAAACAATATGACACCAAATACTTCAGAACTTGGATCTGGAACACCAAACTACCTTGGAAGTTTAAGCACGATAAAAGGCATGAATGCATAGTATTAGACAAAGACGGAATTGGAGAAGACTTTCAAAGAATTAATTTATCTGAGAAATTTAGACATGTAGTCTTGGGCGATGGCAAGACTTGGACTAACCCCCTTAAATATTACATGGATGCATTAGAACTTGAAAAAGACCTAATAGCCAAAAATGAAATGAAAGATGATCACTATCATCTTTTCTATGTAGGCAAAAGCTACTCAGACACTCTTCCAAGTCAACATTTGCCATTCGGAGATGAACATAATAAAGAATTGGCAAGAAGAGGGCTCTTCTATTTTGATCAATTTGTAAATACAAGACACAATTTTCAAAATACTAAAACAGCTAAATTTGTAGATGAAATGGCATATGTTGCCAAATTATGCTCTGCGCATCTTCAAGCTGTGATGGGCAACACAGAAGAACAAATACAGTGTCTTAAAGATGCCGAATCCTTTTGCCCACAAAGAAACGAACATTTAAAAAGTTTGGCTGAAATATATCAAAGATTAAATATGTTTGCCCAAATGCACGAAGCCACATACAAAATGATGAATGTGGGAAGAAAAAATCCTTTTCCAAACCTCTGCATGATGATAGACAATAATTCCTATTACGATACAAGCAACTACCCATCACATTTACACGAAATTGCCAGAAGTAATTTGACCTAAATAGCAAACAACATTTTTTGTTGCGGCTCTTTACTCAGCTTGTCAAAAGAAATGTTTTGACATTGAATAGAATTGTTTTTAAGCCAACCCTCTCCCTCAACCACATCAAATCTGTCAAATTCATAAGTTCCATCAAGAACCAAATCAAGATACTTACCTGTATCTGTTCCAATGGTAATGAAAGTTATTTCTCTTCCACCAACAGTGTGATAACGCCCAGTCGCTATCAATCCTCTGAAACGCATGAAATTACCAAACTTTTGAGAAAACATTCCCGGCATAAAACGATTGCTCGTCCAATAACCCCTATGAGCATGTTGGTTCCAACCATCATGAATGGAATCAACATGGGAAGGATGCAACTCGTCTCCAATCAACTTCCAAGGCCCCCTGCCAAAAGCAGCAAATTTCAAGCCAGCTTTCTTGGCTTCCTGAACATGAACCCAAGGCCTATACAAACTCTGAGCATGGTTCAAAGCAGACCACCAGAATTTCTTCGGTTGACGAACCTTTTCATAAGCCAATGCCCACACTAATTTGGCATAGCTCATCGCATGAGCACGACAAAAACTATACAAAGAAAAATAACCTAATTCCTTCATTATTTTATTTCTATCTGGATTATCTTTTATTAGTTCCTTAAATTCATCAATTCTGCCAGCGTCTTTCTTGCTAAAACCCTTTCGAAATGATTCGGCCTCAGACTCACTACAATTCAATATGCCTTGAATAAATCTTATGCCATCATCGTCATACACCAAACACCCATCATAACTACCAGTCTTGTGGAACTGGTCCAATATCTTTATTTTGCGACCATCAGCTGAAGGCAGTGGTCGGATAAGCGCCAAAGAAAAAGCAACTTCAGAACGACAAGAAGGACGGATGTCAAGGTGCAGTCTTCTCTGAGCAGGACTTTCTGCAAAAGTCACACCCCAAGTATCACCATTCTGAAAGATACTAGCAGTCTCAGAATCATATTCTGGATAATCATCTAGAGATCTGCTAGACAAATCATTCAGTTGCGCCAAACCACGATTACACAAAAGATCTATTTTAAAGTAACCACGGTCTTCTATTTCATCCTTGTTTAACTTTATCTGCGAATTACTAATTTTTAAATGTTCTGGAACCTTATCGGGGAATATAACTATGCCCCCGCAATGCAATGAATAATTTTTAAAAGTACCCTCTAAAAGAGCAGCTTCTTCGGCTATCGCAGAAGCATTAGATCCAGTCAATTCAACCAAATTGAAATGCTTGGGTATGAATTTCCGGTTTCCACGATTTCTTAATGCCTGACGAATCGCAGAGTTTTTTTGATATTTGACATGATTGCTGATTCTGGCAACCCGCCCCGGATACTTCTGCATTACCTTTTCAAGGACAATGTCACGCTGATTGTAAGCGAAATCAACATCTATATCCGGGTTGTCTTTTCTGTTTTCATGCATAAATCGAGATAAAATAAAATTGTTTTGAACAGGATCCATATCATGGATGCCCATCAAATAGGCAACCAAAGAGCATCCAGCTGAGCCACGAGTGATGAAACGATATTCAGGAACTAAATCTAGTATTTCACGAGTTTGTAGAAAAACATTCGCAAAATTAAACTTTTCAATCAGCTGCAACTCTCTTGCAAGCCGATCTCGATAAACCTGTGAAGCAGGTAGAGTTCTTCTAAAATGTTTGCGTAACATCTCAACCTTCCGGGTCAATCTGCTTCATAGCCTTTTTAATTTCAGAAATGCCTTTTTTCAAATGGGATATTGCTTTTTCGATGTTGTCAGAACGCATGCTCATTTTTTCACAGATATCTTGTGTGATCTCAAGGTGCTCGACCACCACATCCAACACATCGTGCGGAGTCACTTCGTCACATAGTTTTTCTATTATTGGTCGCCAATTCTGCGTCAAAGATCGATAATTTATGCCCCGCATAGTCTCCTCCTTGAGTAAATTCAACTATACAGGAAAACAAGAAATCGTCAAATCATGGTAGACTATATTTTGTGTGCGTGTATTATGAAATTGGGTCGGTTTAAAACTTTTACTAAAGAAGGAGCTTCATTATGGCTAAGTCGAAGATTGAAAGAGTGCAAAAGCCCGAAGTCAAGGCATTCCCTACTTTGCGGGAATCGTTGACGCAATTTATTGGACAACCTGTCGCAATTCTCTGCGCTAGGTTTAACTATCGTGGCATTCTCTCTTCCGTTGGAGAGGACCATGTTGTTCTCGCCCAAGCCCGTGCAGTTGAGAGCAGCGGAGCCTCATCCCAAGAACGGCCCAGTAACGAGGACAGCATTGGCTCAAGCGTTATCATTAGCCTTAATGCTGTAGAATTGGTATATTGGCCCAATTGGGCGTATAGCTCTTTGGAAGATTGATACGGATAATTAACTAACTAGCCTCTTCGTAGATAGATATTATATCTACGAAGAGGTATTTTATTGAGATGTAATAGATGCAAGTGTCAAAACCAAACTGTTGATGGCCGAAAATTTTGTCAATATCATTTAGATTTATTTAAAGCAAACGCTATCAGAAAAACAAAAAAAAGAAAACAAAATAATTGCTGTCATGAGTGCGGAAAGCCCAAGGAGCAAATTAAAAAATTAAGATGCAATAAATGTTTAGAAATAAGCAAAATTAAATTTAAACAAAGATTTGAAGATAATAAACAAAAAGGAATATGTGTGATCTGCAGTCAGCCAAGAAATAACTTCAGGTCATCATATTGCAATAAATGTGCTAGCAAAGATAAAAAAAGAAGCAAGAAAAAAAGACAGTATTGTAAAGAAAATAGTTTATGTTATAAGTGTATGCGCCCATCCCCAAATAAAAAAGTACTTTGTCTAGATTGTGCAATGTGCGAAAATATAAGAAAAAATATTATTTTTATTTTGCGTAAAAAAGAAGTTCCTAAAACTTCAAAAACTGAAGATCTTTTAGGCTGTTCGATAATATTTTTTCGAGAACATATAAAAAATTTGATGGAACCGTGGATGAATGAAAATAATTATGGCGTTCATGTCCCCGGCGAGAGAAAATGGCAACTAGGCCACAGAGTGCCTGTGGCTGCATTTAATATGAAAGACCCAGATCAGCAAAAAAAATGTTGGCATTATACAAATTTGTATCCGCAGGAAGCACAAGAAAATATTTGCAATGGTGATATTATGTTTTTAAATGGGGAAAAAATCAGGGGTAGAAACTTCATGGTTGACTGATTAGCAAAATTTTGTATTATTAAACAGGTTGTTTTTAAAAGGAGTGTAAAATGAAGAACACTGGCTTTGATGCATGGAAAGCAAGGCTTGATTACATGAATAAAGAGTTTCCCTTTAGCAAACCTGAAGAGGGAATCGTCACAATTAAAAATGAAGAAGGTAGATTGCATGCTGACCATGAGCCAGCATGGCGTTCTCCAACACGAATTATGTGGTACCGTGACGGTCGCAAACATGGTATTGATGCTGACATTTATGGAAGCATTACTTATTATTACGAAAATATTCGTATTCCACCCAAGTATCATCAAGCGGTTGCTGATCCTGAGCTTCTGACAGTTGAAGAAGTTTTGAAACATACCAATCAAGAAGTGAGGTATGTTGGGATTAAGATTGTTGGATTTGACAGAATAATGAAACACAAGAATTGTAAGATCATCGACAGAGATGAGAAAAAAGGCCAAGTGCTGTTTACGATTAGCGGCATCTTTGAAGAACCTGTGGCATATGTAAAAGTAATTAATTCAACCGCTGAACCTGATGGAAGTTTTAAAAATTATTTTTTATGTGTCCCCCCTCCGTCAGAAGGAATTAAAAGTTGTGCCGCTGCGGTAGCATGGACATTTGGATTTAAAAATGCTGAGGATTATCATCCCGAACAAGAGACTTAGTATAATTTGTCAACCTAACTAACCGCTTGACAGAATAAATAAAAAGGTTAGTATGTTATGTGGTTTCTCAAAACCGAAAGAGGTGAAGTATGAAAGAGTTCCAAGCACGCCAAGGTGACATATTTTTTAGGGTTCTTGACAAGATTCCCACCAAAGGTCTTAAAAAGAAGACCGATGGTGTTTTGGCCTTGGGTGAAATGACGGGGCATCAGCATGCCCTGCGTACTCCTATTGCTGATTGTGAATCGTATGTTGATGAAAACGGCGACATTTACATTCGCAGCGAGAGCGAGATTGTTGTTGGTCATGATGAACATGACAACATCATTCTTCCTGCCAACAAGTGGGTTTGTGTAAGCCGTCAGGTGGAATATAATCCCTTAGAGAAGGCAAGGCAAAGGGTGGCCGATTAGTATAGATTTATTTGAAACTTAAAACCCCTCAGGTATAAAAGCCTGAGGGGTTTTATTATTTTTAAACAATCTCAAACCATGAAAGATCTGCCAGCACCTTAGTATTTGCAGATGTCGGTGCCATGGCTACTGTAAATACATCGCTTACACCGTTGATGGTTCTACCTAGTTGGAAGTTAAATTCATTTATTGTTGTAATGTCCAAAGATCCAGCCTTATTAACATAACCGCCAACAATATTCGTTCCTGTACCACTGACAATTCCTAGTGAGGACGTGTCGTATTGAACATTGCCATTATAATGTGTCACCCATGCTGTGCCACTAACCAATGTTGGATTCAATATAATTCTATATAAAACATCTTGGTTGCTTGTCACAATTGCATTGAGATTAGAAGGTACCACGATTGAATCTAGTCTGCCGGATGCAAGTCTCATGCTAACTATTGGATAAAGTATATTTGCATCCGGTAAATTTCTTTCGGTTGTGCCCAAATCGGCGTTGTATCTTCTACTAAATCCTTCATAGCCTCCTTCAGAAACTACCGAATTGCAGATTTGTTTCAAATTACCCGATGCTGTCACTGTGCCTGTATTAGTAATTTCGTATCTAAGTGGCAAACATGCGGTCGTCATGTAGGTTCCACTTATAGGATTACCACCAACAGGAGTGTGCCTGAAAGTATGGCAATGAACATACGCTCCATTTAGCACAAATCCAACTCTTACATCTCCAACTCCTAGCCATTCGATATCGATGAAAAAAATCAGTGAATTATTAAAGTTGGATAAGGTATATCCGCTTGGACCGCTTCCATCTAGATTATCAACATTCCATGATCCTTTCGGAGCCCTTGTTTCGGTGACAGATCCAGAGATGTAGCTTCTAAGAACGAAATTTGCAGTAGTTCCATCCATTTCAAAATAGATACCATTTTGTGTGCCAAAATAACCGACTCTTTGTCTTTGATTTTCTTGCACATTAGTCATGGTGAATGTGCTGTAAATTAACAAGGATTTTCCGGGTTGATATGGCATTACTCTTTTGGTTTCACAAACAACTTGAGAACCCGATGATAGGTTGGTGTTGAGATTGACCAAGCTTTTATTTGTTTCGTAAACGGTTGCGGCACCACCGCTTGTGACATAATTCCATTTATCGTTTATTTGATAACGATGTTGGCTATCAAAAATTGTAAACGGAGTGCTCACTCTTAATCTGCCGAAAGCGTCTGTTGAGCCTGTTGCGAATGTGACCGGAAGTGTGTTGGAACCTCCACCGGATGTTACATAAGTTACTGGGAATGGATTTGTGTAGCTAACAACCGTGCCGCTATTTAAAATGTTAATATTACCAGAATTAACATAAATATTGCCAGAATGGACATAGGCGTTGACGGTGCCGGATTGTACGTAAGCATTTACTTGTCCAGACATAACGTGAACTTCACCGGACGATACCGAAATTTTTCCAGAGAGTACGGCCATTAATCCGGAAGATATTGTGGTAATAAGATTTCCACTTGGTATATTTATATTGACAGTAGCGCCTCCAACGTCAACCGGTAGTGGGTTAGCCGCACTAACGTCTGTTGCAGAATTGTTTTCGCCATATTGAAGTTTTACCCTCAAATGTTTGGCATCTCCAATTTCATCTGCGGCTAGTACTTTGTCATGATCTGTGAGACGTACATTATCTGACATAATGGCTCCAAATTTTAGTTAGGACATTAAATATGTATTAATTTGAATAAAACTTATTGGTTTGATAAAAATAATTCAAATGCTAAGATTGGTTCAAGCTGTATTAGAATTGGGAAAATTTTGCTGTTTAATCGCTGAAAGCTGGAGATAAAATGCTTCGTAATTCGGTTTTATATGAGAGGGTACGGCAGTCCTGTGGGCTGAATGCAATTTGCATTTGGTCGAGTGATGACCGTTATGTTTCTGTTGGATTTGGGAGGTGTGAAAGTGGTTTGTTTTCAGGTAGCAAATCGGTAAGTTCTGGATTCAATTTGGCACATAAAGTGTGTTTTGGATTCGAGGGTAGAAAATGATCACTCTACAACAAGCATATGCGGCCTTGCAGGGCAGGAAAGAATTTGTTATTACAGAAACAGAAAAGACAATATCATTTGATTATATTATTGTAATGGATGATAGTTTCAATGATATGAAATATGGGTTTATTAGAAGAAACTTTAGGGGAATTACATTTGGTAAAAATGGAGAGCTTTTGAGTTTGCCGTTTCCAAAGTTTTTTAATATCAATCAAAATTCAGAGTCTCAATTTGTAGATCACAAGAATAAAAATGCTGTGGTTTATGAAAAAGCTGATGGGTCGATGATACATTGTTATTTATTGGATGGCAATATTGTATCATCCACCTGCAGGTCATCGACAAATATTCAGTCAAAAGACGCTTTAAATTTTATAAATGCTGATATTTTGTTACAAAATCAGATTTTTGAATCTATAAATTTGGGTTTTACTCCAATTTTTGAATGGGTTGCACCGCACAATCAAGTGGTGGTTTGGTATGAAAGGCCAAGATTAGTCTATCTAATGAGCAGGAATAGAAAGACTGGCAATTATTTGTTTGAGGAAAAATATGCAGACAAAGTTAGAAAATTTGACATTAGATTTGGTGACATTTTAAATAGTGTATCTGGAGAAAATTTTGAGGGTTATGTTTGTCATTTGGAAGATGGAAATATTTTCAAAGTAAAGACTCCATGGTATTTGTTACGGCATAGAAGTGTAGATCTGTTGTCCAAACCGAAATACAAGATATATGAAGTTGCTTTGAATGGATATATTGACGATGTCATATCTTTAGCTCCTATAACTCATGTAGAGTTGTATAAGAAGGTGCAGAGGGAAGTGGAGATTGATTTGCTATACTCTAAAATCGAATTAGAAAAGAAATACATGGAGGCTTTAAGACACAGTGGTGACATAAATGATAATGCACATAGGAAAAGGTTCGTTGAGTTGGTCAAGGGTGACGAGAATTTT